ATTTTTAGCAATTAGTGTAGAAAGATTGTCATACATTTTTTGCAATGGCAATATACTTTCATAAGCAGACACGCCGTTTAATACATTTGGCACATCTTGGTCTGTAAGTCTTACAAAATTTAATTTGTCGTGCTGAAACTTATTTAGTTCCTTATCTAGTATTACTGAATCAGTAAATCGTATAAAAACACCTTCGGGCACTTTGTCTGCTACTCTTTTATGGTAAAACTCATATACTACAACATGATCTTCTAAGAATCTATCCTCTAAATCTTCGATGTCAAACATTTTTAAGTCTTCTTCTTTCTTAATCTGTTTGGCTTTGTCTGGATATTTTTCTTTTAGTGTCTCTGTTTCTTCAACCTTTATTCTAAACGAGTATTCTACGTCTTCTAATTTAAGCTTTCTTTGCATCAATACTCGCCAAGGTAATTCTAAGTCGTAAGATACGTCACCAGTCTTTAATGGCTTTTTCATATCATGTACAGAACCGTCTGGCAACTCAATGCTGTCTATACCCTCGTTTCTAGCTTCTACATACAATGGGTCTAAGTCTCCCTTAGTCTCATCATAGTCTATAAATAAGAATGACTCGCCAAAAATACGAGCATGTCTATGCATTTGTTGCACCATGAAGTCAATGTTATTTATGTAGAATAAATGTCGAATAAGTAACCCGACTACTTTAGCACTTGCGCGATCTTCATATTCCCCATTCGAGGGAAGAACTTCAACTGCGGGTTTTAGTCGGGTCATTTGTGATACTTTAGTCTCAGTCAAGTCACGCAGATGGTTAATAATAAACTTATTAGCTCTCTGCATTCTTTTTAGTCCATTGTAGTCTTTTCTGCGATCCCATCTATTAAGGCTTAATCCACGGTAGGCTGTTAAATTCATTCGCTGATCTAGTGTTCGGGTCTTTGCGTTATGGATGAGCGCATTCTTGACTTGGACTAACCAAGACAGAAGTTCTTTATCGTTTTCTTTGTTAAATACTTTGTAAAATGGCTTAACCTCTTCGGTTAGCTGATAATCTTCTAATTCGTCAAATAAGTCATGTGTAGACATTAATTATTCCTTATAAACTAAATGTTTCTTTATCTTCATCGTTAAGAGCGAACTCAGGCATATCTTCTTCTAGTTCCTCTTGGTATAATTTTCTTTCTCTTTTTATAGCTTCTTCGCTTGTAGCCCAATTATTTATAAAATCTTGATTGGCTCTATCAATCTCTTCGTCCATGGGCACCATTTGTACCGTATGAGTAGCTTTTTCCGCAGCTATTATCTTTATAAGGGCAACTACCGCTAAAAGGAGTGATATAACCCCTAAAAAGAGTGAGGCAATCACTGCCCCATATATGAGTCCCATTTCCATACCCTGCCTCCTGATTTAGTACGATTATAGTACATGTTAATAGAAAAAATCAAGTCCAATCCTTAAATACGTTAGCCATCCAATCTTTCGGCTCCTCGTCCTCAAAGCCCGGGTCTCTAAATCTGTTCTTTTGTATAGTATCTCTATCCGATCTAGTTCTTACTGCCTCCAGCATTTCATGCATGTTGTAATGGGCGGCAGCAAGTAAGTATCTTAGGCAATCTATCAAGTGGTCATGCTTCTTAGGTATATTGCCTCTATCGTCCAATGCATACTTATCTATCTCTATAGCCAAGTTTGTGCATCTATCGCTTATTTGTATAAGATTAAATAGCATAATATCTTTAATTAATGATATGCCGTCTTCTTTTTTGTTATGGTTCTTACTTGTTGGTGAGAAATATACGCCAAACTGATCCATGACCTCGTTCATATACCAAGCAGCAGCCTCGTCAGCAGTTTTGATAAAGTCGTCATGTATATTTGAGCCGGGATACAGTTCCAGCGCCTTTGCTTCTGATCGCGGGTATATCTTCCTTGTACTGGTTTCTCTCTGGTCTGTCTCATATATCTCGTCTAGTATGTATATCTCCTTACTGTATGGATTTATGGCTGCAATTAGTACGCCAAAGCATGTGACCGTGCCCGGGTCTTTTATTATGTACCAATCTAGCTTTTTTACATCTCGCTTAATTTTATTATATAGCTCGTCATGGGCAAATACGTGCTTTTCTTTATCAAACATTGGAAATATTGCTCGCTTACCACCAGATATGCGGCGAGAGTAGTATTCTAGCTGCACAACATCTTCTTCACCTCTGGCTAGTAACTGTGCAATCTCTTGCTCAATAACTTCTTTTTGTGCCGGTAAGTGATTTATAGGGTTGTCAAACGTAGTTCGCTCTGCTACGTACCAAGTCTTAGGATGCGCCTTAGCATACTCCAATATTTCGTCATATTGATCCATATTCTTGTTACCTGACCTTGGCTTTGTACCGATTATAATTAACGGTGCGGCTTTTGCGGCTCGGTTAGGTGCAAATTCTGTATGCCATCTATGATTAAATCCTTTAAACTCATCGTAAACGGCTATACTTGGAGTTAGACCGTTGGCTACCATGTAGTTGTCTGATCCGATTAGTCTGATAAACGATCCGTTCTTAAACCAGATAGTCATATCTTGATCGGTTATCTTTTTTATATACTTTTTACAATCTTCAGCTAAAAATTTTTGTATCCTGCCGTTTCTCCATAAGATTTCTCTGGCGTGATTGTTTTCTGGTGCGACATAGTAGCAAGATGAGTTAGGATTTAACAACGCATGTCGCCATAGGACGTATGCCATAAGCTCAGTTTTGCCATACTTACGCCCGCAGGCTAGGAACATTGAGTTTATCTCATTATTCTCATCGTACAATGGTTTTAGCTGCTCAATCTGATCGTTATGCAGCCTAGTCTTTAGATCAACCTTAAGCCCATCTCCGCGAGGCTTGTTTAAATCTTCCAGTATTTGTAAATATAGTTGTTCTTCCCTAGATATTAGGTGCAGATCATCATTTTTCAAATTCTTCTCGTTTAATTTTAAATATGGCTTCGTTTAAAAATGCTCTGACGTAGCGCAGCGGTACAATAAAAGGCTCTAACGGATATATGGGTGAGCCTGCAAATAAAACTCCTGTAACTTTTCCTTTAGTATTAACTACTGGTGAGCCAGAATTGCCCGGGTATGCAGGAGTAGACACTCTATAAGTATATACACGCAATGCGTGGGGCAATAGCCATGGCGCGATTAGTAATTCTTGCTCGATTATGCGCCCTTCTCGTATAACTTTACCAATACCGCGAGGATAGCCTACTAATACAACCTTTTCTAATGGCATAGATTGGTAATCAGCTAATTTTAGTCCAGATTTTCTATTACTGCTAACTAGGCACAGGTCGTGATGCTTGTCTATATACAGTATTCTACCAACATAGTCGCCAAATTGTATAAAATGAGATTTATTCCTATTTATTTGCGCATCACATACGTGCCTATTTGTTAGTATTCTGTATTTACCGTAATAATTTATGTAAAATCCTGTAGCCGATCTTGTTTCTTCATTGTCAGAAATCCATGGCACTACATGCGGCGCTATTTCTTTGCCAATATCTACTTCTGGCTTAACAATAACTTGCTGTTTCGGAGCTGGTGCTACTAATCTGTTTAAAATAACAGAAGTTGCCAATATTAAAATAACATTAATTAATTTTCTTTTCATCATTTTCCTCATCTGACTCTATGTTTGAGAATGGGTCAAGAGCAAGCTTCTTTTTTAGCTCTTTTCCATCCATGGCTTTCTCTGTACTCTCTACAATATCTGTAGGTTTCCCCTCATCCAGACGAAGAATATTATCTAATGTTTTTAATATGTCTGCTGCTCTGGTCGCTTCGTTTATTGTCGGTGGTTCATGGCGGGTTGCCAATGCTTCTAGGGAGCGCGTCATAATTGCAACGCTGTGTTTAGTCATATTTACAAAATCTACTTTCTTAGAATCATCGAATGAAGAGAATACTTCTGATTCTTGCAACTTTCTTTCGGCTGACCACGCATTAGTATTTATATGCCAGTTAACTGTTGATCTTTGCACACCAAACACTTTGGCTATTTGAGATATGGGCTTGTATTCCATGTACATGCGCTTCATAGTCTCTAGCTTTTTTGCGGTTAATTTGCCTTTTCCATTTGGTCCTGTGCTCATAGTTTTACTTTTCTACACTCCATCTTAAAATCTAATCCCGGGTAGTATATTTCAGCTATTTTTTTAGACTTCTCTTTAATATCTTCGCATTGCTTACGAGTATTAAACGGTCCGATTGTTTCTACTGAAAGACCTATAATAATAAATAGTAAATATTTCATTGTAGTGGTGGCTCCTTATCCTCTTCTTCTTCTATTATTGGCGGTAACTCTTCTCCCGCTTCTTCCATCTGCTTTTCTAGCAAATATTTGAACTCAAACCCAATCTGCTCTAAATAGTGCTCGTAAGTCACTATCTCAAACCGGGGCACCATATCGAACCTTTTTAACATTTGGTACAATAATGTGATCTGCCATATAATTAGCCGAGTAAATACTCTTATATATGGCGGCAATGATTTGTACAGTTCATCTTCTCTTTTTTCGCCTAACACCTTTTACCTCCGATTTAAGAAAATTAAAAACTTGATTGCTTGTTTGCCTAATATCGTCTAAATGCTCTTCCATAAGCTCGCATATAATTTCTTCAAAATCGTCCATAGAAATATTACTGCAAGAAGCTAAGTGACAGGCATTGATATATGCATGAGTTACTTCGTGTATTACTATTTTTTTGGATATATAGTCTTTTCTAAAAGTCAGCTCTTTCTTCTCTTTATCCAGATGAGCATAGCTCTTATCTTCATTTTCTTTAATGTAGTGTTCCTTATCTAGCAACTTGGCTGTATATTCCACACCTTTAATTAGTACGACCATAGGACTATATATTAGCGCATAACCAGAAAGAAGTCTAGTCATGTGCAGTAGGGATATGAGTATAGGGGGCAGGGTTGTAAGTTATTGAAATTACATAGGATTCGGCAGTGGCAAAGGTACGCTACAATTACCTCCCTGCGGTCAGTAATTCAAGCCCGGGGGACGCTTTTTTATTTACACTATTTATGGTAAAATATCAATGATTTCAACAACTTAATTGGCATGCAACGAATTTTAGGGGTGGTGTATGTCGATGGTATGTCAGTCTTTATTCCAAATAATATCCTTGACCAGCCCCCTTTTTTTAACGGGGGACTATGTTGGCATGGAAATTGCTATAGCCAGTTTAATGCCAATGCTATAACTTATTTGGCATGGATTTTGCTATAACAAAGTTAATGCCATGATTATAACTAAGTTTGGCATGAGTCTTGCTATAGCAAAGTTATAACCAAGTTGCTGTGAATAAAGTTTATTGACTAGTTTGGCATGGACTTTGCTATAACAAAGTTGAAGCCACATTTATATAAAAATAACTTGACAAACAATTTTTATTTAATTCAACCATAAAAATACTAAACCTAATATATT